ATTCCATTGTATCTTTTACATTAATGTTATTTCTTACATAAACAATCTTTTGGAAAACCCCTTTATTAAGCAATTCAATCGCTTGCGCAATCATACTCATTGTTTTCCCACTACCATATGGGCCAGTTAAAATTTTAATCTTTGTCTTTTCATCTTGTAGCATATTAAAAGCTAATTCTTGTTCAAGATTACGAGGTTTTATTTCTCCCGAAATAGCAGATTTAATAGTCTTAAATCTTACTGGTTTAAATTCATTGTGCTGATAACAAAACTTATCTATGGTTTCTTCATTAGAATTTTGAATAACTAAATATTCATTTTCTACTAAATCAAATAAATTTGTTTTATTAGCATAGAAATCAGCCATCTCTGTATTTGAAAGTGTAATAACCTTATATCCTTTATAATCCATTAACACCTCTCCTTATACTAACTCGTCAATGTTATCAACAATCTTCTGACATACACCCTTTTCAATAGCTTCGTCTTTTCTAATATACCACTCATTAACAATTTTTTCAGCGATTTCTTCTGCGGTATATTTGGTGTGTATCGCCATAAAACTGGCTAATTCCTCTACCTGCGCTTGGTAATCCTCCATCTGCGCATATATCTCCCCAAAACTTCCAGTTAGCTGTCCTGAGCCTTGGTGAAATAAAAAGTAGGAATGTGATAACATATACCTCTGATGACAAGAAAGAAAGATAAATGCAGCGGCACTTGCGCACTGACCAATATTCACTCCAATAATTGGAGTTTTGCTTAACTTAATAGTATCTATTATAGCGTAGTTGGCATCAATGTCACCGCCAGGACTAAAGAAAAATAACTTAATTGGTTTTCGTTGTTCTATTGGTAAGTCTTTATCCTCCTTGTTCCATTTCATAATGTAGTGAATTAAATTTAAAGAGTAAATATTAATTTCATCATTAATCCAAAAAACTCTTTCTTCTAATCCTTCATAAAAATTTAATAAACTATCATCTGGAAGATGAAGATTCTCGACTCCCCTTGGGATAATAATACCTAAATTAGTTGTTTCCATAATTTGTCCTCGCTCTTAGTATTTCCAGCGTGCTCGATTACCTCTTGTATCTATATGCACAATATATCGCGCACCGTAGCCAACGCCGCCTTTAGTATTTATTTTTTTTGCCACACTTTCTATGTAGCTTCTAATAACTGATTGCTTTACAGATGGATTATAACCATAAATGTCAAGTGCGTGACAATATTTGTGCTGGCTTCCAGCTGCACCGCCACGAAGAGAATTCCATTTTTCACATCTATATCCACCAGCAATACCACCACCTGGGTTATGTTCACGAGATGTTACAAAAAAGATTGTATCTGGATATTTCTTTTCTATCTCTTGGAAAATTCTCTCAGCCAGAATAAGAACTGCTTGGCCTGCGCCCGAACCCTTTGGGAACCCGTCGCAATACCTTCCTTCGCAAGAACATTTAATTTCATTCTCTTGGATTCGAGGGACTATTATTGGTTGGTTTAGAGCCTTTATAGTTTGGTTGCCTACTATACCATCTACACTTAAACCCATGCAAGCCTGAAATTGCTTAATTGTTTCCTTCTCGCCTTGAGCAGATAACATTTTCGCGAAGCCCCAATTTTTTAATAGCTTTAAATAGTCCTTCTCAGGTTGTTTAACATCTTGTAATTTTGCCCATGTGAGTGGACCACATTTTCCATCAATTGTTAAACCGTATTTCTTTTGAAAAGCTTCACAAGCCTTTTTACTTAGCTTGCCATACTTTCCATCAATTTCGCCGCAATCAATTCCCAGTCTTGTTACAAGTGTTTGGAATTCAACTACGTCGTCTCCCTTCATGTAGGGAATCTTATAACTTAGTGTTCTCATAAAACATCCCCCTTATTTGTAAGGATTTGGTAAAGACCAATCCCAATATTTTTTTGATGAGTATCCTTGCCTATAACGGTTTCTCTTTTTATGGGAGGCGAAGAATAAATAATTTTCCGGCAAAACTCTACCCACCTGAGAGCAGCCTTCTTTCTCTAATAGCCATCTTGTAACTACATCTTGCGCGAGTACATAAAATTCATTTTTAACTGGCGTATTTGGACGCCAAGCAAATTGTCGCCTTGCTGTAATTACTTTCTTAATTGTGTTATCAAAATCTTTGGAGTCAACTCTGTTTAAAACACACCATACAATGGATGCTTTTTCTTGAGTGGAGGAGAGCCCTCTACCCTCTCTATAGATAATCTTCGCTAACATAATTAATTCTTCTTCTAAAGAGACTAATTGAGTATCTACTTTTGTTTTAATTTCATCTGTTACTTCAACTAAAATCTGTTCTGAATAATAAGATGTAGTTGGAACAGAAATTGTTGGTGTAGGAGCTATTTTTTCTGTTTCAAATTTTGGCTCGGTTGTTATTTCAATTTTTGGCTCAACTGTTGATTCAATTTTTGGTAAAGTGTGTGTTTGGGTTTTCTGTATTATAGTTGTTTGGTTTGTTTGTTGAATGTTGTTTTGAGAGATATTACTCCCTCTAAAAAAAATAATCGCCATTATGAAAGCGGTTGTTATAATAATAATTCTCTTGATAAATACACCCCCCTTCTTAGTTGTAAGTAGAAAAAAAGGTGGGTCGTGTCCACCTTTTTCCTATTCATTGTTCAAGAGCAATATAACTCTTATATAAAATAGTAAAATTTCGCGATAGATTCCCATCGTAATGATAGTGTCCAAAATACCAGTGATTGTATCTAATTTTATTTTTAATTTCCTCTAAAAAAGTTTCCATCCCTTTTTCAACAGTACTCTGGTCAATACCAGATAAAAAAAGAAATGTTGGCTCTTCTGATAATGGCGCCGTATGCGTTAGAACATAATCAAAGTTCTTTTCTTCCTTTACAAGCGTCCTAATATAGTTTTTTGTGCTTTCGGACATTTGTTCAGATTCAAACCAACGTGCGCCCCTCGATAGCCTATAATATTTGTCAACGCTATATGCGCCACCCATAATTAAAAAACTTTTACCATCAATGGTAATCTTACCATCAAAGGGGAAAAGGATATTAGGAAATTTTTCTTCAACCCAACAATTACATTCAAATTCTGGATAACTTTTTACCATATAAGAGCTGACATTGTTTGGGCGTTCTTCATGATTGCCATGAATACAAATAAGTGTGATGGGTAATTTAGCAAGAAAGTCTTTTCTTGCCACATCATATTCATCAAAATTATAATTCAAGCCAACGTCTCCTAATAGTATTAGAATATCATTAGAGGTTGTATTTTCTTCTTTACAAAAATCTCTTACCCTACCTACCTGACCATGAATATCCCCGCAAACAAAAATTCTCCTTTTCATATTAATTACTTCCTTTCTTTATTACAAATTTATCGTTAAATAAATCATTATAAGATTTTAATTCTCCTTTATCTTATATAATTATAACAAAAAAATCCACCAAAATCAAATTTGGTGGATTCTAAGGAAAGAAAGATATATAAACAAAGCGGCAGGTTTTGAGTGGGAGGAAATCAATCTATAATAAACACTCTCTTATTAATCTGGAGTACCATAAGGGGTCTGTTTTCCTTATGTCCTCAAAAAGAATAGGTTTTTCATTTAAAGAAATTTTACCTGTCCAGTCATAAAAGTTATTTTCATAACCAGCACAAAAGTGCCCAATGATTGGTAGATAATAAATTTTTAAGAATGGGAATCTTAGCTTTAAAATATATGAAAAATATAAACAATTCCCTTCTAAAAAATTACTATCTCGCGCCCAACGGCGTTTTATAAAATCACCAATCTTATCCATAATACCTCATATATTAAACCGGTTTGTTTAACGGTACGCCGCAAGCCGGAACTCCCGCTTAGTTTTTGGTATGACGACTAAGAAACATCCCTATTCAGCTTCTTTATACACGATTGCTGGCTGGTCTAGCGCATAGTTCGTGTTGTTAAAAGTAACAAGACACAATTAGTTTTTCATTGCTTTACCATTAAGCTATTCATCCTAAGATGAAACGGGACTCGAACCCGCAATACATGAGTTAAATCATCAAACTTGTTTTGATGTTGCTGTACGTGTCTTATATTATTATATTTAAAAACTTACCGCTTTGCTAACTAAGTATATTCAAGGCGCGAAGTTAAAGTATCAGAATAATTTATACTATATAATAGTTTAAAATTGCTGTGTGCGCCTAGTTAGTAACTGTTAAATTTACGAAAAACATCTTTAGAAAACTATTGGAAATCATCGCTTTTAAGCTTACAATAATATATAACTATTGGCTTGCTTCTTCCATTCACTAAAAAGAATACCTTTCTCCTTTCATTTTTGCTTTTACAGTACAAACTGTCTCATTGTTCAAATTTTTTAACAGTATAGAGATAAATAATGGTCAGAGATGCTAGATTCGAACTAGCGGTCTCCGCATCCCAAATGCGGCGCGGTACCGACTCCGCCAATCCCTGATATAAGGCTACCCGGCAAGATAGCCAGTCGAGATTACTTTTCCATTCGGTTCTTATGCTTGCCGGCATAATCCCTTCGTAAAAGCAGCTTCTTCATTCTTGCGCCTGCCTCGCCAACCGGCAAGTAGAGAATCGAACTCTAAAGAACTTCTGATTTTCTCTCCCTTTTCCACCACTCGAAAGGTTTAAGAGCGTTAGGTTATTCAATGGTTACTCCTATAAACCCAAATATAAAGCAAAGCGCGATTATGTATCATCTTTTTAATTTACAGAATTAAATTTGATAATGAGTTGTTGTGTGCGCTTTAAAAGTAAAATAGTCAAGACACGGTTAAAAAGAGTTTATAATCAATTTATAATTCTTGTTTTTAATAAGGATTGCTGTATGTGTCTTTTCTTCTTTCATCTTATATATATATATATTATATAAGATTTTTGTCTAAAAATCAAATTTTCATAATAAAGTGCGCGCCAGATGTGTCGATACTAACCATTCCAGTGTGTCGTTTCCTATCTACGGGCGTTACTTGATGGATTGCCTTTATAGCTGTCCAAGTTCACGGCGCGGCGCGGCTTACTCTATGTGAACCTTATTACCTACTAGTAAGGTGGAATATTCTCTCCTTCGGAATTAATACCAATACTTCGTTTAATATTGCATCGCCTCCTTTTAAGGATGCGCCAGCCCTCTCTAGAAAAGGACGTTTACGAGAAGTGCGTCCCGACCTATAATTATCGCCATAGTTGTGAAGCGACTTAAATATTAACATCTATTTAAGTGACGGTAGATATAAAGGCTCTACGACCCGTCCAATGATTACCGCTATCGGACAAAACGGTTCAGCTTTGCGGTCAACTGTAACGACGGTATTAAAGGCACCGCGACCCGACCCGTTCGTTAGATTGGTTTGCTCCCTAATCATATCCATGCGCACCACGTGGAGGTGTAGTCTCGCGCACATTGGTTGCGGGTGAAGGGGTCGAACCTTCCACTGATACAGGTTTATGAGACCCGATTGCCGCCAGGGCTACCCGCTGAATAAACAAGACACGATTCTTAGCTGCTAAAATCCTAAATTTTGTGCTTATAAGGTTGCTGTATGTGTCTTAAAATATTTTTGCTCTTTCTTAACTCTCTATATATAGTATAGCGTATTTTTCAGAAAAAATCAAATTTTGAGTATTTGGTTTCAACTTATGAAATTTTTAGGTTCTTTGATGAATTAGATAGTAAACTAGACCCGCAAAGACTTTAACAATAGTACCGATAAGAAACCCTTGTTTGTCTTCATCATAAATCTCTTATCATTGGCTAATCAAAATTAGATAATCCTAATTTACCAGTATTATATGTAAATATAATAGTTGCTGAAGCGGGTCTAAACCACTTAATAGACTATTGCGAACTTGCCGTCTATTGGGGCGCCACCTTTTTATAGTAGGTCTGTATCTACTTATTCTATTAGCGCCGAATAAAGCGCGTACCTACCCTTCCTCTCATTGCTGAGCCAGTAAGATTAAATGGCGTGCCTGATAGGAATTGAACCTATGACTAACAGATTATGGTGCTATATTCTGGCTTTGAACCAAAATTAAATTAAATTCCATTCTGCGTTAGAAAACTGTTTAATTTTAGAAGATTGATGAGGTAAATTCCTCTACGCTTTCCTGCAACGCTCATATCTTGGCAGGGCGAACCGAATGTGATAATGTCAACCGGCCCAATCTCTGAACCGTTAATTTTCTACACCCCTTTCGCCGTAATCACAAAACATTTCATTCGGGAAAAATATCATCGAACCCGCCTGCGTAGATTCTCCGCGCAATTCTAAGCACTTTCCGAAATCCGACAAATCCTCTTCGTCGTCACACCTGAGGAAATGTTTACACTCTCTACACCGTACTACTAGCACAGCGTCGATGGTTGGAGCATCGCCTATCATGTAAGTCGCCCCTAGTACCGTTCCCGACATCACGGGTTCTTTTATCTCCATCAGTTCGTCGGACTTTGTTTCAAAGCGTTTAATCAGCGCGTCAGCATCTATAAGCCGCATACTATTCCTCCTTTACGGGCTGTTTGAGCCAGTCGAGATATTTTTCAACGGATTTCCAGTATCAGTTGCCTCCGTTTTGCTCCCATAAAAACCTGGCCAATTCCTCATCGCTCATGCTCCGTATGCGCTGTGCGTTGGTAGCGACATTAATGTCCTTACCAGTTCTGCGGTTCCATGCGGCGATGGCTTCTTGTTGGCAATCGGCTTCTTCGTAGTTATCCGATAAGGCCGCAGAAGATGCTCCGCATTTCTTACACATAACCCATCCGATAGGCTTTAGATACATCCACCTTGCTTTACCCCCGCAAAACGGGCAAGGCAATAATTTATTCATCCTTCTTTACCTCCAATTTCCTGTCGCAAATTGGACAAACGGCTATTTTTCGCTTCGCTTTTTGCCCACAGTGTTCAACCACCAGATAACCATTTTCTATGCCTCCCAAAAAACCATTTTCACAAAACAGGTCATAGGCTCCACCCTTGCACCAATCGCATCCCTTGCCCCGCTCCATCTTCTCGCGGAGGGCGGCGATGGCAAGTTCGCAAGCGTAATACAAATCTTGGTTATCCCTATTTTCAAGTCGGATATCGCTCGTTTCTCCCGTCATTGGGTCAAACAATATTAAATCATGACACATTGTCAAGGCGTTAATGGCGTCAATCTCATTCATGCTTATTCTCCGTTCAATCTCGTTCATTCTTCTCCCTCCCGGCGCACATCAGCGCCATAACAAATATGCCAAGTGTCGCGCCGGTTAAAAATGCTGAAACCAGCCAAAAGATAAACCAGAATATGGTCATTGGGTGGCTCCTTCCTCCGGCGGTTCGGGCAGCGGATGGTGTCCAGTAAAATCATTGCCGCTTGCAAGGTCTATGCCAATAATGATTCCATCCCGCAGCCGTTCGTTATCTTGCCGTAAAGCCTCTACATCATTGTCGTATAATTCTTTTAATCCATCTTCGGACACATTGTGCATCTCAAGCAATACCTTTAGCCGCTCTGTCTCCTTGTCGCGCTCGGCAAATTGCTCTAGCAGGTACTTCACATCAATGCGCCTTATCGGTCGGCCATCCTCGCATCTTGCGCGAACACGAAGGAAGTATTCCTTTTGCTTTTCTTTCCGCTTGGCAATCTTAGCGTCGAAGATTTCCTGCACTTTCTTAATAATACGTTGAACCTTCCGTTCATCGGAATCGTTATAAACGATTTTTATACCGTTCGGGGCAATAAGAATTCTCATAACAATCTCCTTTTCTTTCTTCTTTAGTGGAGCCGCGGGTCGGAATTGAACCGACGACCACCGGGTTACAAATCCGGTGCTCTACCTGCTGAGCTACCGCGGCACAAGGAGAGAAGAAAGAGGAAAAAACTTGTAAGAAAGGAAAGAAATAAAAATAAAATGAATAAGCTTCTCTCTCAACTCTCTATAAATAGTATAACTCTTTTTTAAGGAAAAATCAAATTTTATTTACCGGTCATCATAAGGAAAGTCATCGTTAAAGTCGCGTGAATATTCATCACGATAAGCATTGTTTCGCAAGAGTTTTTCTTTCCTCTTACGCTTCTGACACAAAAGATAACTTACATAACTGTTTTCTTCATCTTCATATTCATATTCATATTCATAAAGATGCTCCATCGGGTCTTCTTCGCTATAATAAGCCATTTTTTTCTCCCCTCAGTTTATATATAAAGTATATCTAAATTTTCTTGAAAAAACAAATTTTTAATTTAATAATTCTCTTTGAAGCGCAATTTGATACATAATAAAACTATCAAAGTTTGGTAGAGTTTTTACCCATTCCCAAAATTCTGGTGAAAGTTCATTAAAGAATGTAGAAAAATCAATCTTAGGTTCTATAAGAGTTCCTAAAAAATCGTCTTCCTTTTCAGTATATAATTTTATTGTTTCATGTTTCAATTTCATAAGAAGTGCGCGCAACACCTGTTGGTACACCATTTCAGAAATTGGTTGGTTAAATAGTAAGTATTCTTTATTTTCCTGGTCTATAGAAAATAGACACTTTTTACAATTTTTTAAAGAAGAACTGAAGTAACAACTTTCTGATAATGTGGAACCATAAATCATGATTGCGCGCCCCATATAGTGAGAATTATAAATATGTGAGCAATTCGTAATATTTGAAGAAGTAGAAATATCTACACTATCTTCTATATTCGATGCGTTTAAGCAATATTCCGAATTACCAATTTCCGACGAATTAAAAATAAAACTTCCTTTTTCAACATCGTTTGAAGAAGAACAAACATTTGAATTATTAATAAATTTACAAACCTTAATTACTTTTGAGGCAAAAATATTGCTGGAGTTGGAGATTAAATCACTATCTTCGATATTATAAGAACGAAAAACTCTTGTTGAATTTTTAATTCCACAAACTTCATTAAATTTTTCCAATTCCTCTTTTGATATTGATAAATTTTCCTCTCCCCAAAATAAAATTTCTTTTGGTACGTGTTTATTTGCTAAGAGTTCTAAGGCTTCAACGCCATTTGGGTAAAATCGTTGAAAAAATCTTTTGCCACTTTCGCAAGCATTATATTTTTCTAATAGGTCATATGTTATAAACATTTTTTAATCTCCGAAATCCAGAGTAGTTTTAATTAACTCTCCTTCGTTATTCTTTTCTATTACATATCCTCGCTCTCTTTCAAGCATAACCAGTTCCATCCGCTTATTTAAAAGTTTTATAAATTGGTTTACGGCATCAGACCGCTCAAAATAAGAAACAATATATAATGAATTTTTTCCAATAAGTTCAGCACCAAGTATGTCGCGCGCGAACCTCAAATACTGAGCATAAGATAATCCTAAAAATCTAGCGACAATAACGTTATATGAACCTTTTGTACCGCCCTCAAAAGGAAACTCATCATGACTTAAACAAATTATATATTTGCCTTTATTATAGGGGGATTCTTCAAGATAAAAATATTTCTTCATATTGAAATTTCCTCCTGTAACTTTTTAATTTCTATTTTCTCTTCATCGCTTAGTTCACAAAGTTTACCCCAATTTTTTAATCTAAAAATAGACGTATCAAATTCGGGTAGCGGTTGGTTAAATTTTTGGATAGTGTTTTCATCAATCGGTTTCCAGTCAGGAATAATGTACCTCTTTACTGTTCCTGCACTAAAACCAGTCTCGCGCGCGACTTGAGAATAATTATGACAAGCATAATATTTTTCGTTGAAAGCCTTAATATCATCTTGTGTTACTTTATTTGCCATCTTTATCCTCCTTATATTTTATACAATATTGGCAATCAACAAAGGAACATTTCTTACAAATTTCTCCATTGGGTTTGACGCCACTATCTTCCCAAAGATTATGTTTCCCGCCAATTGGGTCTTCTACTGTTATACTAAGGTAATCTTTCATATCAAAACTCAAGTTTTTTCGGAGCAAATCATAAATTTCTTGCTGCTGTTTCATTGAAATCCTACCAACCGAAAATACTACTGTGTAACCACAAGATTTATCCTTCATATATAATCTCCTTTTTCTTGTTTCTATATATAGTATACCAGAAATTTTTTAAAAAAGCAAATTTAAAAAGGAGAGAATCGCTTCTCTCCTTTCGTGATTTTAGTAAATATTAGGCTTGCAGGATTGTTGTCGCTTGGCTAATTTTATTTTTAAGGGTACTGACCGTTTTATTTGCCGTAGCAAGTTGACCATTAACAGCAGTTAGTTTATTTGTAGTAGCTGTTAAGTTTGTATTTGCAGTAACATATTTAGTTCTTAAAGCATTAAAGAGCGCTGCTTGAGTTTTATCATCAACTACTTTACTAGTTGTAACCCCATTATCAGTTTGAAATTTATTATGCGCGGCTTGTGTCTCAGCACCCCAGCTTCCATCCGCACCGTATTTAGGCATAGCATACCCTAAAGCTAATAAGCTATTTTGGTAAGCCTTTACTTCTTCATTTTTTTGTCCATACTGTATCATATCTTCTTCACTCCCTGGATTTGGTGTAGGTGTTGGTTTTACATTACCAACTAATGTTTTTACATACGCTCTAAATGTATCCATATTTTTCCCGAATTTTGGAAACCAATGCATTACATCTGCATGGTTAGAAGCAATACCAAGTGTGTGCCCCTCAGAGTGGCAGATGACTTTTTCGATAGGGATGTTATATTTTTGGCATAGATAAGCACAAAGATGTGCAGCCATATCATAAACCTTATCAAAGTAGACTTTATCAGTTAAATCATCTTCACAGATTTCAAAACCAATATAGCCCATATTATTGGCGCTTCCCCTGTTGCCACTGCCGCTATGCCACCCAACCATATCCCACGGAAGAGTTTGGTAACAAGCAACTGTGCCATCTTCAAGCTGACCGATAAAAGCGTGAACGCAAACCCGTCTATCCATCATCTGATTCCAATGACTATTATATTTATTCTCCCCGAGTTTCCCGTCGTTCGGACCGATGTATCGTTTGAGCGATGTGTTATTCGCCCCCGTACTATGAACAATAATACCTGTTGGCGTCATTCTTTTACCAGAGATATAACATTCATTCTTGGTTAAATAATATTGTGTAAAATTAAATATATTCATATATAATCCTCCTTAGAAGGCTTAGTTCTCTATTTTATATGTAAGAAAACCTATAATAAAATAAAGGAAAGAGAGAAAATTTCCCTCTTTCCTTCATCATTAAAGGCTATTAGATTTCGATGCAGGAGTAGAGTCCATCGTTCAAAACCTTCAGCATCAGTTCATACGCGGTGTAGTTAACACCACTTAGAATTGATTTAAAAGTGTTTGTAGACTGACCCGAAACCTGGAGTACATCGGCACTCTGAGTAAGGAAAGTATCCTGACGGCTATCAACATTCCACATAATCAGTTTAGGCATTTTGTACCCATACTGCGCGAAACGCCTCTTCATTGTCTCAACGAAGTCAAGGCCCTCACGAGAAACCACATTGTCAATTTCCATATCGGAAACAATTAACAGTGCCTTAGGAAGCGCCTCATTTTGTAGAGAGTTTTGAACTGCCATACGAAGGATTTCATTGAAAGCAGCTTCAAGGTTGGTGTTATAACCAACTCCTGCCCGTTCAACAAAACGAACATTTTCACGAAGTGTTGCACCTTCTTTGATTGACACAAACCGAGGTTGGTCAGTAAATGTCATATAAAGATTGTGGTATGCACCTTGGTTATGTTCTGCGAAATAAATCGCAAGACCAACTGAGGTTGCCATAGGACGACCGTGCATTGAGCCACTAACATCTGCCATGATAAGAACATTGTTCTCACCAGAAACATAATTAGGAAGAGCTTTCCATTGTGCTTCGGTAGCGGGACCACCGTCACCATAGCCCATATACTGCTCTACCAAGTCATAAGGATATAGAGTTGAAGAGTTAATCTTCTTCTCACCCTTATTAACCGAAGCAATATACTCTTGGTAGCGGAGAGCGTCTCTACGCGCAAAAGCCTTTTGGTAATTTTTCATAGCGACCGAAGGCACCGCTTCATAATTGATGGCGCTCCATTCGTTTTGGCTCATCTTTGTTTCGGTGACGTCGATATATCCACGCAGGGTGGATAAAGCCTTACGGTACTCACGAGGAGTTGTTCCGAAAGCCTTAATTGCCTTAAGGGCAAGAGCTTTTGTTGCCTTTGAAGAGGCGTTTTCTGAAGGCATCCACTTAGCCAATAGTGAGCAAGATTCACTGGCTAAAGCCTGTATAGCATCCATCTGAAGTTGTTCACCGATGACACGCCACATATCTTCCTCGCAAGGTGTGTCAACGAGTTCAAAAATACTATCCCAGCGGTTAAACATAGGAATTGCTACGATATTCTTTCTAACAATGTCAGGATAATTCATAGCAAGCCACTTTAAGCAGATACGGAAAGTCCTGCGTTCACCGAGTCCAAGACCACGAATGTCGCCGGTATAAAAAAGCATCTTTGTGGCTAAAAGAGCATCTTCCGCAAAAGCCTTGGCGAACTTATCTTCGATTTCCGCCTTATCACGAGTACGAAGTGCGCCGATAGTTCCAAATAAATCTAAAAGATTTGATTTGGTAGTGTTATAAGCCATCTGTCCATTTTCGGTAGACTTAAGTTGCCCCTGTTTCTTTGCAATTGTTGAAAAATCCATAATTATCTCCTTTTACTCGGTTAAAGTAAAAGCAAAGCACATAATATTTTTTGCTGTTCGTGCTTTAACTTTTCTATATTTATTATAAACCAGATTTCAGCAAAAGACAAATTTTGAAAAGGTTAAAAAAGAGGGCTAAAATTTAGTCCCCTTTATACCTTATTAATATCGCGGGTGCGCACACGCGAAATATCACAGATTTTTTCTTTTGTCAAATTTTATTCATCGAGATTATCGTCTCTAGTGTCAGTAACAATCTGTGGTCCACCCTTGATTCTTGCAATAACTTCAGCCACAGCAGAGCTGCCACTCATCAATACCAATCCAGTCATAATCTGACCCGCTGGCGTTATTACGCCAAACAAACCAGAGGCAAAGATAATATCCATGCCAAATGAGAATGTCAGACCGAAACCAAAAATTGCTGATACAGCAATAGTAATGTATTTTGCAAAAGAGACCTCAGCCCAAAGCGGCTTTGCCCTATCAATCACATACCACATAATCGCACTCAGTGCGAGAATTAAACCAATCATTTCCATTATTTGCACCTCCTTTTATTCTTTCAGATATAAGTCAGTTTTTAAACCTATAACTCAAAAAGTTTGAGAAAATTTGTATTTCTATGTTTTTTGTGGTATAATAAATATATATGAAAGGAGGAATAAACATGAATTTATCAAAACAAGAACTCGATGCATATGACAAGTTAGTTGAAACAACCTTTATAAACATACATTCCTATGCTATTAGGCATAATAATACAATTCAATTTATACATTTTGATGTAAAGAATAAAGACCATCTTATGTTTTTATCTGTCGCGCGCCAAGCAAGTGGGCTTTATGGATATAAAATTCAAGCAAAGATTCCGTTTTTTACAAAACTTTTCAATAAACAGTTTCGTAAAATTGAAAAGTTAAAGTTAAAAGAAAATGATGGAATTATAATTGATGATTATTTGGATTTTATGTGTTCACACCTTAATTTTCCAAGAGAAAGTGTAAAGAATATTTACGAAGAATATTATAAAATGGAGGACTAAAATGGGTTTTATATATAAAATTACCAATAAAATCAATGGTAAAATATATATAGGGCAAACAATTGGCTCTATAACTAAACGTTGGAGAGAACATAAATGTGAATCAATATTTTGTAATTCTCCTTATATTTTGCATAGAGCAATTAGAAAATATAAGGAAAATAATTTTTCAATTGAACAATTAGAAGAATGTGATAATTCTCTATTAGATGAAAGAGAAATATATTATATTTCCTTATTTAATTCTTATGTTGACAATCCAAATAGTAATGGTTACAATATGACCAATGGTGGTCGAAGGAACCCAATAAAAATACCATATGAGAAAATATATTTGGAATGGGATAATGGTCATTCAATAAAAGAAATTGGTGAAATAACTGGCTATAATAGAAATACAATAAAGAAAATATTAGAAGGCTGTCCCTCTTATTCTATTATGGAAAGTGAGAAAAGGTCACATATTCTAAGTGGCAAGTCAAGATCTAAGAGAATTATACAATTAGATAAGAATTATCAAATTATAACTGTATATAACAGCGTCACAGAAGCCGAAAAAAATACTGGAATAAATCATTCAGCAATTATAAATGTTGCCAACCATAAAAAAGGACATCATACTGCTGGAAAGTACTATTGGGAATATGAGGAAAATTATGATAAAAATATATTGTGACGGCGCTACCAGTGGTAATGGCAAGGCTGACGCAGTAGGCGGCTATGCTTGGGCAATACTCGATAATAGAGATAATCTCCTATTCTATGATAGCGGTCACGTTAAAAATGCAACCAACAATATTTGCGAATTATTGGCAATCATTAATGGTTGTGAAAAAGCCTTAACTATTATTGAAGAATTTGATTCTGTTATTATCTACTCTGATAGTGCCTACTGTATAAATTGTAAAAATCAGAACTGGTATAGAAACTGGCAGAATAATGGTTGGAAGAACAGTAAAAAACAACCTGTCGCTAATCAAGACCTTTGGGAGCGGCTTATCCCATTTTTTGAGGATACAAGGTTCACATTTGAAAAGGTAAAGGGTCACGCAGATGACAAAACCACACATTCCAAATGGAATAACTTTGTCGATGACCTTGCAGTTAAAGCAAAAATTTGACTTTATTTTAAAATAGGTGTATAATCTAAAATAGAGTAAGTCTTTTCTTTAATAAAGAAAGAAAATAATAAAAAGTAATACCTATATGGGAAAAATAATAATCTATTATTATATAAGGAGACATAAATGGTTAATATAATTATACCAACATACAAAGCGCGAGAAACTCTTCCCAAAGCTCTTGACTCATTGGTAGCGCAAACGAAAGATATGTTTCTTGTCACTATAGTTCAAGATGGTGATGGAGAAGATTATTCTGACATCGTCGCCGAATATAAGAGGCGCGGATTAAAACTCTTTTTACTTAAAAAAGAAAATGGTGGCCCAGGTACAGCACGTCAATATGGAATGGACTGTACAAAAATGTGTGACTATGTCATGTTCTTAGATTCAGATGATATGCTTACTCCACGCGCAGTTGAAATTTTGTATCGAGAAGCCAAACGAAATAACGCTGATGTTATTTCAAGCACTTTTATAGCAGAAGAAAAAAACAACCCTGGTATTCAGTTGAATGTTTTTAAAACACCAGTCACTTGGTGCCATGGGAAAATTTATCGTCTTGAATATTTAAGAGAAAACAATATTCGTTTTCCAAATGAATTCAGATTAAATGAAGATTCATATTTTAACTTAATCGCGGTTAATTGTGCAAAGAGACCTGGTAAGATTGATGAATGTACTTATATTTGGAGAGATAATCAGAATTCTCTAACAAGAGATAATAAAGAATCCAACTTTTTCTTTAGGGCGAACCCTAGTTATATAATTGGACAGGTTTGGGGACTTAAAAAGATTTATGAAATCAATGGAAAAATAACAATGGAACTTTTAGGTATGACCTTATATAATATCTATAAGTGTATGATGATTCAGCTTTACTATAAGTATGATGATTATAGTTATCTTAATGACTTAGAATCACTAAAGGACTTTAAACCAGTCCAAGATTTTTTTGCTGAAGCAAAAAGTTGGATTTTTATTGATAGTATTCTTAAAGCCAGCCAAATTATTGAGGGAGATAAAATTATCTTCTTTAAACAAAGATTTGTAGATTGGGTTTTACAATATATACAAGCAGGAGATAAAAAAGACCATGATATATATAGTTAACGGCGCGCCAGGTAGTGGTAAAGATAGTTTTTGTTCAAAGGTAATTGATATTACCACACCAAATTATGGCATTGTTCTTTCAACCGTTGATTTGGTTAAAGAAATTGCCAAAGATTTGGGTTGGAATGGAGAAAAAACTCCAAAAGATAGAAAATTTTTAAGTGATTTGAAAGATATCCTTACAGAATGGGATGACATCCCAATAAAAGATATTGAAAGACGTATTGATAATTTTTTATATGACATTCGGTACAATGGACTTGATGAAAAAGAGGCAGCGATTTTTATAATGTGTAGAGAGCCAAAGGAAATTGATAAAATGTGTAAACGGCTTGGCGCGAAGTCGCTTATAGTTAGAAGGGCCGATGCGGAAAATTCTGAAAAGTCAAATCATGCAGATGAAGAAGTTTTGGAATATCAATACGATATAGAAATTGATAATAATGGTACACTTTTAGATTTAAGCTATAAAGCCATTGAGTTTGTTGAAAAAGAAGAACTCCATATAAATCATTGGGACAATTTAGAAATTGATTTATTCGGAAATTTAAGGTATACTAATAGTAGAAAATAAATAAAAGAGGAGAAAATTATGGGTGATTTTGGTAAAATAGATGATGTAGATTTCA